TTTTATTTTTAGTGTACCATAAAAACTAACCCACCACAAAACGTGATAGGTTAGTTAACTTAATGACATTGGGTTGACTGGGAATGTTTATTCGGTTGATTCTTTACAGGGAATTACTATTGATAAGGCGTTTGCTAGTGATGATGTGATTTATCTTCAAAGTGAGAATGAGAATTTGAATAAATACTCAGAACAGCTTTGGGCTGATTATGGTGAGTTGCTTGGTCGGTTGATTAATCGTCAGAAAACGGCTAATCAGATTCGGTTTACTTTGGGGCTTCCGAAGGACAGGGTGCGTGAAAAGGCGCAAGAAGGTGCTGATGGTGGTGCAAAGGATGAGTCACGTAATCAACGCTTTTTTGAGCGTGTTGTGGAACGTATCAAGAATGATTCTGTTGTGCCTATTCCTTTGAATAAGGATGGTACTTACAATGAGTTTTCTAATCGTTATTCTTCAAAGGCTTCTTTTGTTGAGGATATTAAGCAAGTTAAGAACCAGTATGTGGATGAATTGTGTGAAATTCTTGGTATTCCTAGTGCATTGATCCATGGTGAGTTGGCGGATAATCAAAAGAATCATGAGCAGTTGATTGAGGTGGTTATTGAGCCTATGATGCGGAAGTTGCTGGATGGGTTGCAAGTGGCCATTTTCACGCAAGAGGAGTATTTGGACGGTCAGACTATTAAGGCTACGGGCTTAATGAGAAAGGATTTGTTCGATATTGCGTCTAGTGGGGATAAGTTAATCGCTGCTGGTTTAGCTATGGCAGATGAGATTCGGGAGGAAATTGGTCTTGGTCCGCTCCCTAACGGGCTTGGGCAACGTCTCTATATAACGAAGAATTATCTGGAACTTAGGGAGGAAGGAGGTACTAAGGATGAAAATAGTACAAATCAAGGGACCAATCATTCCGAACAATCATAAGGATTTTTATGATGAGTGGGGGATGGAATCAACTGCTCCGAAAGATATTGTTTTGCCGGACAATGGCGAAGATATTGAGATTCATATTAATTCTGGTGGTGGGTCTGTGTTTGCTGGTAGTGAGATTTTTACTGCTTTGAAGTCTTATTCGGGGAAAAAGGTTGTCAAGGTTGTTGGGCTTGCTGCTAGTGCGGCTTCTGTTATTGCGATGGCTGGGGATGTGGTTGAGATGAGTCCTACTGCTCAGATGATGATTCACAATGTGTCTAGTTGGGCTAGTGGGGATCATACTGTAATGCGTAAAGAGGCTGATGTCATTGAAGCGATGAATCAATCTATCGCAAATGCATATATTATCAAATCTGGCAAATCTATGGATGAACTTCTGGATTTAATGGGTGATACTACTTGGTTCACGGCACAGAAGGCTGTCAGTTTTGGTTTGGCTGATTCGGTGATGTTTCAGGATGAATTACCTGAATTAGTAGCTTCAGAATCAACATATATTCCAGAAGGTGTTGTAAATAGTTTTTATTCGATGAAGAAGCTATGCGAGTCACAAGACAAGCTTATCAATTCTGTATTGGAACGGCTGGATAAGGTTGAGGCAGAAAACAAGGAGCGTAAGGAACAGCCTGTGGCTCATGCTGAAATCGTAGTTGATGCCAATCAGATTGAAGATGCTGTTAAGAAAGTCATTGGGGCGGTAAAAGAAAATGAGGCGGTTTCGCCTTTTGCAAAATTTGTTTTTTAGGAGAAAAAATATGGTTATTAATTTAAAGGAATTACCTAAGTATCGAGATGCGATTGCTGAGTTGAGTAAGGAGATCTCTGCTGGGGCTAGTGCTGAACGTCAAGAGGAGTTGTTTTCGAATGCGTTCAATATCTTAGCTGATGAGTTGCGTGTGAAAAATGAGTCAGAATTGAATCGTTTGTTTGAGTTGAAGGAGCAAAATGCGACTGTCACTGGCGATGAGATGGCGTTCTTTAATGAGATTGCTGATAATCCTGGTGTTAAGGATCCTCGGATTATTCCAGAGACTTTGATGATTCGAGTATTCGAGGATTTGAAGTCTGAGCATCCGTTGCTTTCTATTATCAAATTTAAAAATACTGGAGCTCGTTTGAAAGCTTTGGTTGCGGAAGCTAGTGGTGTTGCTCAATGGGGTCCTTTGTATGGCGATATTAAAGGTCAATTGCTTCAAAAATTTGATGAAGTTGATTTCGGTATGAACAAACTGACTGCTTATGTGGTTATTCCAAAGGATGCTTTGAAATTCAGCTATTCTTGGTTGAAAAGTTTCATCATTGAGCAAATCAAAGAGGCTATTTCAGTTGCATTGGAATTGGCTTTGGTAAAAGGTACTGGTGAGAATCAGCCAGTCGGTTTGATTAAGGATTTGTCTAAGCCGTCTGCGAGTGGGAAGTTGGTTACTTATCCGACAGATAAGGAGGCGTTGAAATCAATTGCTACAATCACTCCGGAATCGGCTAAGAAAGATTTGGCTCCCGTGATGCAATTCTTGTCTTGTGAGAAACGTGAAGGGAAGCCTGATAAGTTTCATAAGGTTGATGGTAAGGTTTGTCTTTTGGTTAATCCTTCTGATCGTTGGTCCTTGGAAGCTCAGTTAACAGGCCTTACTGCAGGGCTTGATCTTAAAGTTGTGATGCCGTTTGGTATCAAATTGGTTGAGTCTGTTGCGATTGATTCTGGTAAGGCGATTGCATTTGTTCCTGATCGTTACGATGCTTTTATGGCTTCTAGTGCGACGATTGAGGAGTTTGATCAGACTTTTGCTATTGAAGATTTGCAGTTGTACACTACAAAATCTCACTATTATGGTAAGGCCCGCGACAATCATGCTGCTGCTCTCTTAACGCTTGTTGGGGGATAGGAGGTAACTCATGAAATTACGTGTTTTGAGTCCGTTTGAGGATTTTGAAGCAAATCTTGTTCGTCAAGTGGGGGATGTGTTTGAGGTGTCAAAGGAGCGGTTTGCTTCTTTGTCATCTCGGGTTCCTCCGGATTTTTATGAGGTAGTTAAGTCTTCAAAAACGAAGGATAAGGAGGAGTAGTGATGAAAAAAGCTGCTGAATATGCTGCTAGTAAACTTGAAAACTTTAAAGAGAGGATGCGAATCACTCATAAGAACGAAGATGACAAACTTACTAGAATGCTGACTTCCAGCGCTTTGGCTATTGCTACTTTGGTTGGAGCTAGTAGTTTTGACGATACGATAGAAGAACTAGTTTTGGAAAGGGCTATGTACCTATATCATGATTCGTTAGATGAATTTCAAAAGAATTATAGTGATGAAATTGAAATTCTATATCTTCGTAACATGATAATTGCAAATGAGGGAAGTGACGATGCTACGGAATAGAAAATTTAAGCGTGAGACTACCCATAACGGCACGCTTAGAACCTTAGTTACGTTTAAACGGATGAAGGTTTCTGATGACTTCTATGAATCTAACACAGAGACTTGCGAGAGTTTTTCTGCGTGGGGAGAAGTTCATGATGTCACTTTTCAAGATTTAGAGAGCTTGAAGGGGCGATTTTCTAAAAACGCCCTTGCTCTTGAATCTATCAAGTCTAAAGCAATAAAAGCCTATGCGACAGTTAAAATTAGAGACCCATTGGAGGATTTTCAGCCTAAAAATTCGGACAAAGTTGTTATTCACGATGAACGTTTTAGCGGCAAGGAATGGGATGTCATCGATGTCCAACCAGACCTCTACAACCGTATGTATTTGGTGATATTTTTGGTGGGTAGTTGATTATGAGTGATTATCAATTAACTGGTATGGAACAGATTCTAAATGCGTTAGAAGCTCGTTTGGGCGAGGCGAATATGAGGCGTGTGACGAGTAAGGCGTTGCGTGCGATTGCTAAGGACCATGTAGCTCCTGAAGTTGAGGCTATGGCTAGGTCTTTTGTTGATAAGGGAAATACTGTTCGCCAGATTGCCGTTGGGAATGTGTCTTTTGCTGATTATAACATCCCGAAAATTAAGGTTGGTTGGAAGCGTTCGGACCCTGGGGATAGTCCTCGGTGGAATATTGAACACTTGAATGAGATGGGATTTACCAGGAATGGGAAATTCTATCGGCCGAGAGGGTTCGGTAAGTTACAGGAAGTCATTGATGAATTTGGCGAACAATATCCTAGGTTGGCTAGAGAGGAGTTAAAGGAGTTGGTTGAATGAGCGATATGATGAAACGCATCGGAGATTTGTTAAAACAACAACCTGAATTGGTTGATGTTGCTGTCAAACCATACTATCGTCCAGAATCTCTAGATGCAAACAAACCAAGTCTAGCCATTGTTCCAATGGCTCCTCCAAAACAAGCTAGTTTTGGGAGTGACAGAGCTCTTCAGAAAGAGTTGACCTATCAGATGAATATTGAGGCGAGTAGCAAATCAAAGGTAACAGAGATAGCTTTAGCTGTCGAAAGGGTCTTAAATGAACTAGGTTTTGTTCAATTAAATGGTGGTCTTGATGAGTATTTTATCGAGACAAAAAGGTATGTTGATGCAAGGCGTTATCGAGGACGATCGCCCTTGTACGACGTTGATTATTAGAAGGAGAAAAATTATATGACAATGATTGGTTTTGAATCAATTGAGATTCGGGTACTAGATGAAGGGGAACCTGTCAAAGATACGAATGTTTTTGTGCTAGATGGTACCCAAGATAAAGGTGCGACGAAGAAGGCTGATATTACTGGATTGACCAGTGAGATTATCAAAACATTTGGTTCTAACTCGGTGTATCACACTAATGCAAAGGGTGTAGGAGATATTTCTGTGGGGCTTGAATTGGTAGATATTCCATTCAAGGTGCAGAACGAGATTCTTGGTCGTAAAAAGGTTGATGGTCTGACATCAATTGGTGTGGATACAGAGGCGCCACTATGCTCATTGGTTATTTGGTCACATGATGGAAAGGGACAAAAAATTGGCATCGGTTTCTACAAAGGTCGTTTCTCTATGGAGGCTATTGGTGTGGAATCTAAGGAAAAAGATAATAAAGAGTTGCCTACAGAGAAATTGACCTTCGTGCCTATGGCTAGTGATGATAACAAAACAAAAGGGACCTATGTGTCATTCGCTACAACTGACGAAGAAGTTACTAAGCTACGTCAAAACCTTAAAATCGCTGCTTAATTTCAGGGGGCGGGGAATCCCCGTCTCCTATTTTATTGAAAGGAAAACGATATGGCAAAACTTGAATTAACATTACATGGTGAGAACGGCTATGAAAAAGTGATTAGGGAGAACCATGTTTCTGGCCAGAAGTTGCTGGATTATCTGAAAATGCTTGAAGAATTTGAGAAGAAATCTGGCAAGATGACTGCTTATGATTTTATCACTAGGAAAGTGGAATTCTTAGCTAGTTTGTTCACTACAGAAGTGGTTAGTCCTGAGGATATTCTGAAAGGTGTTCCGTCTTGGGATTTGGTTCGGACTGTTGACGATTTGCTGGATAAGGCGATGGGAGCAAAGGGTGATGACCCAAAGCTAGAAAGCTCTCTCTCAAAGAAACTAGAGACAGATACCTAACGTTTGTTAGAGACTTGGTGGCTAGTCAGTCGGGCTTTTCTCTAAGCGATGTTTTGGAGGCTGATTTTGAAACTCTTTTGTCTATTTTATCAGCCAAGACGGAAGAAAAAGAAGAAGTCATGAGCATGGAAATGTTTATGAATCAATGTTCGATCAAATAGGAGGATAGAATGGCGGGTAATGGTGCTCCATTAGGACAAATGGTCATTGAGTTGAATTTGGATGCTACGAAAATGGGCGACTCTATGACTCGTGTAAAAAATCAGCTCAAGAATTTTGAAAAGCAAGTGAGGGCTCAAAAAGGTCTTTCTGATTATTACAAAACGGGGAGTGATGCTGCAAAGGCTCTTGAAAAGCAAAAAGAGGCATTGACCAAATCTATTGAAGCACAAAGGCAAGTGCTATCACGCTTAAATAAAGAGTATCAGACAGAATCTAAAGCAAACGGCGAGATGTCGAAAAAGGCCCAGCAATTAGCAGGGCGTATAGAAGACGGAAACACGAAGTTAGCCAGGTATGCTATCCAGTTGAGAGAAGTATCGAAAGAAGCCTATTTGGCAACTAGCAAACTCAATATTTTTGGGGATAAGCTTGCTGTTATTAGTAAGGGGGCTCAGAATTGGGAGAACGGGCTAAAAACTGTGTCTCAGCGGACACAAGCGCTTTCTCTGGCTATTTTTGGGGGTATGACACTCTCTGCCAAGGCAGCTATGGATTTCGAATCTGCATTTGCTGGTGTGAAGAAGACGGTGGAGGAGACTCGGGATTGGTCGTATGATCGTTTGTCCAATGAGATTCGGAAGATGAGTCAGGAGCTTCCTGCTTCGGCTGTTGAGATTTCGAAGGTTGCGGAGGCTGCTGGTCAGTTAGGGATTAAGACTGAGGATATTATCAGCTTTACTCGTGTCATGATAGATATGGGTGAGTCTACGAATATGTCTGCTGAAGAGGCGGCGGTCGCTCTAGCAAAATTTAAAAATATCACTGGTATGCCGACTGAGGATTTCAAGAAGCTGGGAAATGTGATTGTTCAGCTTGGTAACAATATGGCTACGACTGAGCAGGATATTGTTGATATGGGTCTTCGTTTGGCATCGTCTGGTAAGCTGGCAGGTTTGACAGAGGCGCAGATCATGGCGTTGGCTGCTACTTTGTCTTCTGTTGGTATGGAGGCTGAGGCTGGTGGCTCTGCTATGAGCCGTGTCATGCAGAAAATGAATACGGCTGTCGCTGAGGGCGAGGAGGCTCTTGATAAATTTGCTGCTGTTGCTGGGATGTCTGCCGAGGAGTTTGCTGCTAAGTGGAAGGCTGAACCTCAAAATGCAATTGTGGATTTCTTAAATGGTCTTCGTCGCATCAAAGAAGAAGGTGGAGATGTTACGCAAACCTTGAAGAATATGAAGATTAGCAATATCCGTGATATTGATAGTTTGCAACGTCTTGCTGGTGCTGGGGAACTGCTCGCTAAAACTCTTGGTATGGCAAATAAAGAGTGGGCAAGCGGGAACGCTTTACAAACGGAGGCACAGAAACGTTACGAGACAACCGAGAGTAAATTGAAGATGGCTCGTAATAAGTTGAACGATATTGCTATTACATTGGGTGGTCCTTTGTTGGATGCATTTCTGGATGTTTTAGATGCTTCTGAACCGTTGATTGATGATATTGCAAGCTTGGCAAAAGGATTCGCTGAACTGGATAAGGGAACTCAGCGTAATATCATCAACATGGCTTTGATGGTTGGCGCAATTTCGCCAGTTTCAAAAATTTTAGGTACTACTTTTGGAACTATAGGAGATTTGACTGGAGGTATTGCAAATCTAAGTAAGTGGTTGGCTAATATTGGTGCTGAAAGGGCTGGTAAAAAAGCTATTGAAGCGATTGGAGCAACTGCTGGAGCCTCTGCCTCTAGTGTTGGAGGTTTATCAAGTGCCGTTAGTTTGCTTGGAAATCCAATAACGTGGGGAGTTATTCTCGGAGGTGCTGCACTTGTTGGGCTAACCTACCTTACTGCAGAATTAGGAAAGGCATATCAACGGACACAGGAATGGGGAACTGAGGTTGATAAGGTTCAGGCAGAACAATTGTCTGAGTTTAAGGATAAGGTCGATGAGTCTACGAGAGCGATTAGTCTTTTTGGTGAAAATGGTAAGAAGGATGTCGAGAGTGTCAAGCAGGCTTTTCAGGATTTGGTTGATGAAATCAATGGTTTGACGGATGAAAAGTTAGCGAAGGACCTTGAAATCGCTGAGAAACTTGGGCTGAGTGATGAGGTTGTTGCCTCGTTGAAAAAGAATGCAGAGGATACAAAAGTTTACACGCAACGGTTGAGCGATGAAGTGCTGGCTATCTATCAACGTCATAAAGAGAATCATACTCAGCTAACAGAAGAGGAGAAGCAACTTGTTCTGGAGAAGCAAACTGAGTTGATTAATAAACAGTTGGAGTTGATGGAATTTTCGAGTGAGGAGCGACTTGCTATCCAAAAAGCTATGAATGGGCAATTGGATGACTTAAATAAAACTCAGATTAAACAGGCAGTTAACACCACTAAAAAATGGTTTGATGATGAGAAAGCTGCTTACGAGGAGCGTCGTGCTAACTTAATTGATATTCGAAATAAAATCAAGGGTGATTCGGAAGAAGAGGTGGCGGCTCGTGAGGAAATCAATCGGCAATTAGAAGTGATGGAGGCTGACCATTTTGCCACCTTGGAGGCTTATAGGAGTAAGTACCTTGTTTCTTCGAAGGCTCTGTACGACAGGGAAAAAGAGTCGATGAAAGGGAACGAGAGTGGTCTTGCTGCACTTGAACAAAGTTATCGAACGCTTCTGGATGAGATGGGGATTTCTTGGGAAGAGTTTGTTAATACATCAACTGCAAGCACTGCCAAGGTGGTGGGAGATTATCAGTATCTTGGTCAGACGATTGAGGGGATGAGTCAAGAGGCGATTGATGCGAACTCTCGTTGGAGAGGGCTCATTTGGGATGAGAAGCAAGCAAAATTGAAATCCAATGTTGAGGAAGAGTTGGTCAAGGCGACTCAATCTGAAGCTGGGTGGAATAATCTGCAATTTATCTTGAAGCATGCCACTATCAATAGCAATGCTCGGGAGATGATTGTGGAGGCTATTGAGAAGACTGACATATGGAATGCTTTAACTGTCAATGAGAAGAATTTAATCATCAACGGGAATCAGGCGATGATTGAGATTGCGACGAGTCAGGATTTGCTCAATCAGTGGAATGCTTTGACTCCAGCTCAGAAGCAGTTGTTAGCTGAGAACTTGACATCAAATCCTGTCATTGATGCTCAGTGGGCCATTAATAATGTAAAACAAGATAAGCCGGTTGAAATCAAAGCCAGTGACCTGACTGGTGGTATTGTGAAGCAAGCTACACAAAGTATCAACTCTGTTCCAAATAGAGAGTTAACAATTAAGGCTTGGGATAATGCTTCTGGAGTAGCAGCTTCTATAAAGAGTCAAATAGATGCTATTCCAAACGAAAAGATTATCTATATAAAAGCTTCGCAAAGAGGGCTCGCTTCGGCTGCTGGAATGTATGCGATTGGTACAAACTTCCACCCTGGTGGTTTGGCTTTGGTCAATGACCAAATAGGACCTATGTATAAGGAGTTAATCACGCTTCCTAGTGGTGAGAGCTTTATTCCTAGTGGTCGTAATGTTCTTTTGGACTTGCCTAGAGGTTCGAAGGTTTTGAAGGCTAGTAGTACAGAGCGATTGATGGGACGTCTAGGGATTCCCAACTATGCGGAGGGTATTGGTTTTCCAGAAGATGCTAGTTTATTTAAAGGATTGGAGCGTTTTAATGCTTCGAATAATTCTGGTACAACCATCCATATCGATAATAGCAATGTTGTTGGTGTGCTTAGAGAAATTTTAACATTCCTGACTATGGCTGATTTTACGATTAAACCTGCTGATGTTTATTTGGATAAGGCAAAGGTTGGTCAAATGGTTATGGAATTTCAGGATGATAGGAATTGGATTGAAAGTGCGATGAGAGGAGTAAGGCGATGAGTATCGTAACAATGACATTTAATGAGCATGATTTTTCGGATTTGATTGTTATCCACGATATTCGTCGTGATATTGGAAATGAAACTTCATTGACTTTAACGGATGGACCAAAGATTGGGGCGATTGTTACTGATAAAACAATTAATCCAAAATATATTGAAGTGGATTTCTCTATATGGGCAGAGGATAGAAATACCTTGAAGCGTAAACTTGCAAAGTATTTTGAAACGGATTCAGAAGCGAAGTTATTGTTTTCCGATGAGCCAAATGTTTACTACTTGGCAAGAAAGACAGGGAAAATTCCCACTAGAGAGGGAAGGGGATATTGGTCGACTGGGACGGTGACATTTTTGATTCCTGATGGGGTCGCTCATTCGACAACGTATCGGCGATTTGATAATCCCACTGTAAAATCAGATCGTTTGGTATTCCGTTTAAAAAACGATGGAACTACGGATGCCTTTCCGATTATTACTGTAAAACACAATTCTGAGAATGGTTATCTTGCTGCAGTAAATGCTAAGGGTGCTACAGCTATTGGAAATAGAGAGGAAGCCGACACTGTATCTGTTAAGCAGTCTGAGATGCTACTGGACTTTAGAGATTCAAAAATTGGCAATGCTTTAACTTCTGGCACTCCTAACATTGGAATCATGAATGACCAAAACGCAAATCCTGTATTCAGCGGCAATATTCGTAAGGTTAATGTTTGGGGGCGCGACCATCTTGAATTAAACGGTCGTGGTTTTAGTTCTCTTACCTGGGATATTCCAAACGATAGTGCTGGTGGCGTTGGGTCTCTCAATGATTACTTGTGGTGGAGACAAATTTTTTGGCTTGGTGCTACAAATCAGTACGGAGCTATGAAAATTACGGTATCGGATAGCAACGGTCAATTTTTATACGGTGTAGAAACATTTAAGAGAAGCAATGGGCTTGATTGTGAATATAATTTTATGGCTACCGATGGAAAAGGTGGTTACAACATGATTAAGCAATGGCGATTTACAGGCACTCATTGGGATTATCACAATCCTTTTAATGAACCTCGTGGCTGGTCTGATTTAAAGAGAAATGATGATAGGGTAACGGTCTATTGGTTTGGCACCTATAATGAGTTCTACATTCCTGAGATTAAAGGGAAAAAGTCTAAGAAAATCCATATTGCTTTCTCATCAATTGGGAACCATCCGATTGTATCACACATGTATCTGGATAGTTTCTACTACCGCAAGGATCATGTTAGCGTCGCTAAAGATATTCCAAATCGTTATCCAATTGGTTCTACGGTCGTTATTGATTGTGAGGATGACACTATAACTGTTGATGGCATGGATCGTTTTGGAGACCGCATTCAGGGGTCTTCGTGGTTGAAAATTCCGCCTGGAGAGAGTGAGTTAGAGATTTATTGTTCTAGCTGGATTAGGAAGAAACCTACTGTGTCTATTCAATTTGAAGAGAGGTATCTATAATGCTTTTAACGATTCATGACATGAATTTACGCCAAGTCGCTTCAATTGATAACGATAAACAGGATGCCCTAAATTATACAAACGACAAGTGGAGCAGGTATCTGGAAACTGGGTCGTCCACTTTTGAATTTACGGTATTTAAACGTTCTCTGAAGAAAGATACTGGATCGAAGCATGCTTATCATTACCTTAACAATAAGGCTTTTGTCTCGTTTGAATATGAGGGTGAGGTTCAATTATTTAAGGTTCGAAAAATTGTAGAAAACGAGAAAACAATCACTTGTTCTTGTGTCAATCTTAACCTGGAGCTAATTAACGAATACGCCAATCCTTTCAAATCGGAGCAATCAAAAACGTTTAAAGAGTATTGCGAGGCAATGGATTTACTGAATTTCACTTTGTTGACTATTGGTGTGAACGAGATTTCAGATAAACGAATTAAAGCTGAGTGGACAGGTCAAGATACAAAATTGGCACGTTTATTGAGTTTGGCAAATAAATTTGGTGCAGAACTTGAATTTAAAACATACCTTAATGATGATTCTTCTATCAAGTCGTTCGTGGTAAATATCTATCATGAAAATGATGATACACATCATGGTGTTGGGCGCATCCATGCCAAACCATTGCGTTATGGAAAAGATTTTAAGAGTCTGATTCGAACGGTAGATAATACAAACATTTACAATGCCGTACGACCAACTGGAAAAGCTGAGAATGGCGATATTGTTACTATCGGTGGCATGGAGGCTTGGTCTGTAAATAACGAATATGGAGAGAGGGAGTTTTATCAACAAGGGGAACTTCTTTACGCTCCGTTATCTATGCAAATGTTTCCTTCTGCATTCACAAGCGGTACCATGGCTGACCAATGGATTCGAAAGGATATTACTGTTGATAGTGCCGATAAGAAAGTTATTCGAGCTACAGCTTATCGTGAACTGAAAAAACATGCTTATCCAGATGTTTCTTATGAGGTAGAGGGCTTTATTGATCGAGGGATTGGCGACACGGTCTTTGTATATGATGATGGATTTGTACCGACGCTTTTACTTCGAATGAGAGTGGTTGAGCAAGAGATTAGTTCCACTAATCCATCTAGCAATAGGACGAGATTTGCTAATTTCAAGACGTTAGACAATTTGTTGCCTGACGATCTCCAAAAACGAATTGATGAATTATTTGAAGCGTCACAGCCCTACCTTATCAAACTGGCTACTGATAATGGCGTTATTTTCAAGAATGGAACTGGTCAATCCATTGTAACGCCTACTCTTTACAAGGGTGGTAAGCCTCTGACTGCCACTGTGACTTGGCGCTGGTCTTTGGATGGCGCTGTTAAAACGGGGATGACCTATACCGTCCGTGGTGCAGATGTTACAGATACATCTACTTTGACGGTGGCAGCATACATAGGTAACGATGAGGTAGCTGTTGATGAGCTGACGTTTGTAAACGTATTGGATGGTCGAGATGGTGTAAAAGGCGAAAAAGGAGACCCTGGACAAAGAGGGGCTGATGGACTTCCAGGTCGTGACGGAGTGGGGATTCGTTCGACGACCGTCGCTTATGCTAGTTCAACCAATGGTGCCAAGGCACCGACGACTGGTTGGACTGCGGTAGTTCCGACTGTTGCCCCTGGCAATTATCTTTGGACTAAGACGGTATGGACTTATACAGACGGCAACACAGAGACCGGCTACAATGTCTCTCGTATTGGTCGTGACGGAAACACTGGCCGTGATGGTATCGCTGGTAAGGACGGAGTAGGTATTCGTTCAACGACGATTACTTACGGAAAATCGACATCTGGCACAATTCAGCCAACGTCATGGACATCTCAGGTACCAAGCGTCCCCAACGGTCAATTTTTGTGGACAAAAACCGTTTGGGCATATACGGATAATACTTCAGAAACTGGTTACTCAGTGGC